TTATGAGATTCGTGTTAAAATTGAAAAATAAATACATTATATATATATGGAAGTTACAATACCTACATGCTGGGAGGATATAACTCTTGAGAAGTATCTAAAGCTTAGACCAGTACTACAGACAGAGCAGACTCCTATACAAAGGGTTATCAATATCCTGTGTGTCTTAACTGGTGAAAAGAGAGAAGTAGTAAAGAACATAAAGCTAGATGATTATAATAAGATACTGGAAAAGATGGAGTTCTTAAATACTGAGCTTCCAACAGCAATTAAAAGTAAAAGGTTTGAAGTAGGAGGAAAGCATTATGAGTTTTCACTTGATGCTAGAAAGCTTTTATTTGGGGAGTATATAAGTGCTATGGAGATGTTACAGGATGCTCAAAGAAATGAGGAGGTGATATACACTAATATGCCTAAGATACTAACTACAATTTGTAGACCTGTAGAAAAGAAGTGGTTTGGATGGAGAGATATAAAAATGGATGGGGATTTGATACGTGAGACTGTAGATAACTTTTATAAGAACATGCCTATAACTATAGCTTATCCTATAGGTATTTTTTTTTACAATCACTTGCCGACCTCAACTCAGGATACACGAATTTCTTTGGTAAAGGAAGCGACAAAGATAGTGGAGGAGATAAGGAAGGAGATGATCGCAGAGAAGAAGGAGAAAGCTTTGCGAAGCGTTGGGGATGGTGGACTTTAATTGATAATTTGTCAAATTCAAGAGTTGATAAATTCGGATACTTTTTAGATATGAATGTTATAGAAGCCTTAAATATCTGTTGCTACTTTAAAGACAAGCAAGATATGGAGGCACAGATACATAGGGAACAAATGCAAAAGATGAGGAGACATGGCTAACGATTGGTTAGAGATTAAAAATATAGAAACTGTAGATGCTACGAGAGTCAGTGATCCTTCTACACTTAATGATGTGTTAGGGAATTTGGCGGCTGATCTGGTTAGGTGTCTGCATGAGAACTTAAAGAAACATGATATTGAAGATACTGGAGAATTGGGTAAGTCTATTAAAATGCCTGTTAAGTTGTTTGGTTCTATACTTACTGCAACGTTACATCTTGAGGATTACTTTGATTATGTAAACAAGGGAGTAAAAGGTATAGGAGGGAATAGAAAGACAGGCAGCAAAGATGCTTGGGAGTTAAGAAATACAATAGGTGAGTATCAATTCAAACGTGGACCACAAGTAAGTATGATTAAGAAATGGGCTGAAAAAAGAGGATTAAATGCTTATGCTGTAAGAACAAGTATAGCATATAGAGGATTAAAGAGTAGACCTTTCTATGATGAGTGTATAGATCAATCCTTTAAAGGTGATTTATGGGACAGGTTTAAAAATCAAATTAGGGTAGTAAGTGCTAAGAATATAACAAGGCAATTAAAAAGTACATTAACAAGTGGTGAGAAAGTTCAGGGAATGGGACCGCATCAAAAATAAATAAAGATGGCAGCAGCATTATTTTTAAGACATTGGATAGATGATTATAGAACAGTATATAATCCGATTGAGTATGTATTATACGAATCAGATGCAGTAATAAGAGCATATAAAGGGTTCAGATATTTAGTAGATGTATACGATGGTGCTACATTATTAGGAAGATTAAAAGTGCCTTTAGACCCTAACCAATATGGCAGAGCAGATGTTCATGGTATATGTGAAAGCTATCTAACAAGTAATGTAGGTACGATAGGAAGTACAGATGCTTTTACTAATAATGCTGAAAGTTGGAAAACGTTTAAATTCAAATTTGGAGAAGAATATTTTAATCCAGCTACACAGGTATGGGAAACTCATGCTGCAATGCTATATACAAGAGGTGTTCACGAAGAACAAACAGAAGAAGATATAATAATATTTAATGCGTCATTACCTAACTATAGAGGAACAACAGTGAATTTCTATGATTGGCAGACTACTGATTATTATGAGAACTATACAGTAACAGGGGCGACAAGGAGATGGCTAACGAATGCACCTACAGGAGCAATGCCTGTAGATGATAATACTACTAAGGTTGAGTTAACGGATGAGGGATGGATATATTTTTTATATGACCATGCTAGTAATCCAATAACTAAGGCTGGTCTTACAACATACTTAGATGGTGTAATTGTCGCACAAACAGCTATAGGATTAACTGCTGGTGTAACAGAAAATCATTTAAGGTTAGCATCTGGACCAGCAACAATTAATACTTATAGTGCTGGACTTATTCCTAGTAGTGGAGTGGATGCTTATTCATTGAATTTAGCTAATGGAGGCACACAATGTAGTGAAATATTTTACTATTCAATAACCAGTGAATGTCGTTATGAAACAAGAAGGATAGAGTTCTTAAATAGTTTAGGAGGGTTTGATTTCTTTAACTTCACTAAGGTTAGCAGAAGGAGTGAAAAGATAGAACGTAAATTCTTTAAAATGAATCAAGATAATTTAGATAGTAGCGATGGCAGTATAGACTACAGTATTAGCGATAGAGAGAAGGTGCAATACTATACTATCAGTAGACCTAGTATGAAATTAATAAGCGATTGGGTAAGTGTAGATATTTACAACTATCTATTAGAAATGCTTTCAAGTCCTGAAGTGTATCTACATGAAGCTGATAATGTAACAGGTGATATGCAACGTATTCCTGTTAAAAGTCTTGTAGGCAAGTGGGAAGAAAAAAGAAGTAAAGTAGATAGTGTATTTAACTTAGAAGTAACTATTGATTTCGGTATGGATAATATTAGACAGAGATGGTAAAAGAGGAACTTATAATTGGTAATGAGACGGTTGAGCTATTAAAGAGTTTAAATCCTAACCTTACTTTCAATATTAGTGATATAGCAAATCCTGACAAACGTAAGAGTGATTATTCAAAAACTATTAGGTTGCCAGCGAGTAAAAAAATCAATAAGATATTCGAGCATCTATTTGAAGTCAATTTAGCGTTACAAACTTTTAACCCCAACTTAAAGACTGAGGTTATGTACTTAGTTGATGGTGAGTTAAATTTAGATGGATTCTTACAATTAAAGCAAATCAATACAATAGACAAGGACGACATCACCTATGAGGTTACACTTACTGGAAGGGTAGGGGATTTTATAAGCGAGATTAGTAATAGCTTATTAACTGATCTAGATTTTTCTAGTTTGAATCATATTTATAACCTTACTAATCAAGCTGCAACATGGGTAACTCCAGCCAACATAAATGTGTTGGGTTATGTATATCCTATGATTAATTACCATATTAATTATCCTAGTAGTGGTCTGGCATGGTCTGAAACATGGAATGTTACTGATTTCTTTCCAGCGATAACTGTTAGGAAATATATAGACACAATATTTGATAGTGTAGATTATACTTATAGTTCAGACTTTTTTGATAGTGATTTTTTCGGCTCTCTTATAGTTCCATTTTCAGCAGCGGATTTTAAGATAACAATGACAGATGTTAACAATACAATATTTAAAGCTATTGAACCAATATATTTTGGTTTGACAACTACTGACACAGAATCTTATTTGGTAAGAGGATATTCAACTGGTAATGTTGGTTTTGATCCTGCGGGGCAAGATTTAAGAGTTACTAATGATTTAACAGGAGGAGGGTATGATGCTGGAGGTAATTATGATCCTACAGATTATAGTAAATATACAGTTCCTATAGATGGTACTTATAATTTTGAGGCAGAGATATCGGTACAAGCTAGATTACGTGCGCCAATAGTTGCTCCGACAGCGGTTGGTAATGATGGGAAGTGGTATTGTCAGGCTGGTATTTATGGGAGAGTAGAAATTTGTAGAAGCAAATGGGCGGGATATTGGATTTATCATACACCACCAGTACCCAGTGAAGCAGTAATGGTATGGACTGTTATAGGTAGTCAGTCATTTGGAATATTCCCTGTAGATAATGCTCCAGGTGGAACAGGTGTATTGCCTGGAGCATTTGCCACTTCTACTGCTAGTGTATCTGCAACAACACCTTCTGATGAATACTTTTATCCTAGTTATAATAGTGCTACTAATAAAATTGTTATAGATTCTCAAAATAGTAATTCACAATGTAATGTATTTACTGTAAATGCTACTAATGTACAATTACAAAGTGAAGTTGTTTCAGCTACTCATCCTATACCAGCAAATATTGTTCATTTAAAATGGGATGGTGGACCAGCACAGATGGAAGCTTATCACACTTTAGATCATCCTACACCATCAGCTTTTGGATCACCTCATCTTGTATGGATTGATTCTACAGGAACAGAAACGGGAGTAGGTACATATTCATTTCCAACATATCAAGATGGGATGGGAGAAATGATGCAATTTGAAGGATCATTTAAATGTACTGTTTCAAACGTTGGATTAGCAGAAGGTGAGGTAGTAGACATGGATAGGACTGTACCTATAAAAATTAAGCAAAAGGATTTCTTTATGTCTATAGTAAAGATGTTCAATTTGTATGTGCAGGCAGATACTGCTAACGATCATAATTTATTAATAGAGCCTAGAGATGATTTCTATTTAGATGGTACTGCAAATGTTGAAGATTGGTCTAAGAAATTGGATATATCAAAACAATTAGAAACCTTACCTATGGGTTCATTAGATAGTATTGATTACTTCTATACATACAAAGATGACAAGGATTATTATAATGCATTATATAAAGATACATGGGATAGAACGTATGGAGATAAATTGTATGATGAGTATATAAATGATTTTATAACTAAGAGCCAGAAGACAGATATTATCTTTTCACCAACTCCTAGTGTTGGTCAAGGATGGTATGATAGAGTAATACCAACAATTTTTAAAGCTGATGATCAGGGAGTAGTAAAGAGAACACAGGCTAATATTAGGATATTACAATATTGAGGCATGAAAACTACAAGTCAAAGTTGGTCACATGAAGGTGTAGGTGTTGCAGGTACTACTATGAATACATATCCTTATTCTGGCATGTACGATGATCCTTATACTTAAACGATGGATATAGGATTTGGGTTGACTCGTGAACTTTATTGGGATGATACTCAAGGGGGACCAATTACGTTTAGTAACAATAATCTCTTTAATAA